AGATCCAGACTGGTCTGTTGCCAATGGCGTTGTCATCCTTGTTAAAGATGATACTGACATATTATTATCTCCTAGTTAATTTTATATGTACTCTTATTTATGACAAAAAAATAACTTCAAAATCACTACTTTTTTTCTGCTAGTTTTTTGTGCTGATAACTATCTTTTTTATGGTGAGAAAAATTAGTGAAAAAGATAAGAAAGTTTTGTTTATTTCGTAAACCCGATGGATGGTATCCACAATACGAAGATGACAACGGTAATAGATATATCTACCACAACAACCGTTATTACGATTCAGCAAAGATTCGTTTTTTACAGGATAATATAAATCGTGCTAATGCTAGAAACAACTATAATCCTAAATGGAAAAATGACTTACCTGTATGGTATATATACGAAATAGGTGAACAGCAAAACTGGTTATGTGCTATATCAAATGTTGAACTAAAATTCACACGGGGTGGTCATGAATTTCAAAACAAAAATGCTAATCCACGAAGTTGTGTTATAGACCGTATTGATCCTACTGAAACTTATCTAGAAGGGAATATTCAACTTCTTACTCATGCTATTAACACTTGGAAAAGTGATTGGACAAATAAAAATTTAGCACGTTATTCCGCAAAATTCTTAAAAATTCATTGTAAAAATAACAATATTGATTATGATTCCAACTTTTTAAGTCAATTTAACTAAATAAATTTTGATGTAACTTCAAAATACATCAAAAACCCTTGTAATCAAAGGTTAAAGTAGTCCGAAAAGACTACACAAATAAACTAATTTTAATAAGAGGAGAAACTTATGTTAAAACAAGTAGTAGGTTGGATCAATGAGGCAACCCAAGCAGGCGTGGCACTAATTGCACTAGCAATTGTTCTACAAATAATCTTCGGTGGCACTGTTCCATTTATTGGTGGTGACATTATTGGTACAATCACAGGTATCGTTGCAAAACTAGGTGCTCAAGGACTAGTTGGTTTAGTAGCGGCAGCTGTTTTATATAAGATCTTTAACAAGTAAAGTATTACTAACCTAAGATTATAAAGGGTAACTTTTAGTTACCCTTTTTTTTGATTCCTATTACTTGAGTAGGAGTGATATGAAACCTACAATTACTATGAAACCGAGCATACAATATTCTTTTGCTTCGGTTGTTGTTGGATTACATAGTTTCTCTACATAAGTCCTTTTACGTTGTACTTTATCCATAGTACACCTCCTTTGTATACACCTTTTTCATTTGGTGTAAAAGTATTTATATATGTTACATATTATTACAATAAATAAAAATTACTAAAATTCATACAATAGTAAATGAACGTACTAATTTTAACACCTGATAGTGTAGGATCAACTTTATTACAACGAACACTCACAATATATATGTTGCGTAAGGGATTTGATAAACCTTTAGTCAATTGTGGTGAACTCACAAATGGAATCATAAAATATTACAATCCTGATCTGGAAATGGAAATGTTAAAACACAATAGTGAAGGTAAGTATTATCAAACTTTAGATGAAATAGTCGATTTGTTGTCCAGTGTAGACCATTACAAAACTAATAGATTGGCACACTATCATATAGTAAGGAGAAATGATAGTATAAAAGATCAATTAAAACTATACGACTATCTCAATCAAAATTATTACATAATAAGTTGTAGAAGAAAGAACATTTTCGAATATGCATTAAGTTGGATTATCAAATCACACAGTAAAACTTTGAATGTTTACAACAGGGATGAAAAAACATCTAATTTTAATGATATATATAAAAATGGAATAATCGCAAACAGAGAAACTTTTGAATATAAACTTAAGGTATACAAAGAATACATAGAATGGGCAGATTCGCAGTTTGACGTACAAAATTGTTTCTATTATGAAGATTCTATTAATAGTCTAGAAGATTATATCTTAAAACTAGATTTTATGAACGGTCATAAAGACAATACATGGGAAGATATGTTTGGAATGTCATTTGATATTTGGAATAAAGTCCATAAAACAGTCGCAGATATTGAACTAATCAAAGACACAAAAGACACGATCAAAGTAAAAATACCAAAAATATTAGACAGTGATTGGGAAAAAATGAAAGGTATAGACTGGCCTAAAAGTTTACCGTTAGATTTGAATACAATCAATGATTTAGATAATAAAGATGTTGTTAATGAGATTACAACTAAAATTGAAACTATAGACACTGAAATTAATATTGATAAATTTAATTTTTTAAAAGAAAATATTAAACAATACAGATCAGTAATTGATATTCAAGAAGATTTAGTTACAAAAGGTTTTCTAGTATCACCATTACCAATTAAATTACAGACATTCCAAGAAAAGAAAAAAGTTATTAAAAACTACAATGAATGTATAGAATGGTATAACGAATGGGTAACCAAAAACAATTTTGGTGAAATTTACAAAGAAGAAAATTTTGAAGAATATTCTACTTTAGAAGAACAAAAACATAATAGTTTTGATAATCTTTTAAGTCACAAAGAATAAAAAACCCTCCGTAGAGGGTTTTTTAAAATGCTGGTCGAGCTATTTATTTATAGACCTGCGTCAATGTCGCCTGTATTCTTAAGTCTAATAGGAATATATATAAATTCAACTGCTTTAACTGGCTCGATTGCGATATCAACATACAATTCACTTCTATCAATTCTAGATGGAGTATTATTTGTATCGTCACATACTACTAAGTAGTCATATAAACCGCGCTTAGCAACTAAGTCATTACATATACCTTCAATAGCACCTTTAAGTTCATCGCGTGTTAATTTATCGTTTGGTTCAAAGATAAATTGTTTAGCAATTGACTCAACTTGTCCTCTTAAATATGCAACAAGTCTTGCTACGTTAATTCTATCCAATGCTGATCCAGACTTAGTAGTTTTGTTACCGTAGTTAACTAGTCCAGTACCTGGAATAAATGTTAGAGGATTGATATTGTTTTCATACAATGTATCCCTTGTGCCTATACGAACAGCTGTTTGTCTGAATTCACCTTCACCATCAATATAACCAATAGCACTAGCATTATCGATGTTACCACGTCTAGTACCTGCCGGTGCTAACCAAGGATATGAAATGTCATCACTTCTAATAATAGTTCTCAATGCCATATGTGAAGCTGGGACAACAATATCAGTACCTGTTAAGTCTGTTGTTTTACCTGCTGGATAAAACACACCTAGGTAATTGTCGTTAACATTAAGTCCATCACCAGTTACTGTTCCTAAACCACCGTTGTTTGTGGCAAAGTTTTGTAGTTCTGTTCCTGTCTCCGCTAGTCTTAATGGAGTATCACCAACTACAAATGCTGTATTGTTACGCTCGTTGTTAAGTGCAACCATGTTAGTCATTAATTCTGGATATCCAGGACAAGCAATTAAGTTATAAACTCTTTGCTCTTCTCTAACATCTGTATTAGTATCAATTGCCGCTTTAAGCGCACTTACAACAATACTACGTTGCGCGAGTCTACCCATATTAGCAGTACCGTCATCTTTTAATCCACTAGCATTAACCCAAGCATTCTTCTCTGATGGTAATGTACCTTCGAAGTCTAATGCGTTAAAGTAATTAAGTTGGAATTGTTTTACTGTGTAACCACTTCTACGTGTGTTCCATAGCAATGTTCCTGTTGGGTACAATGTGTGTTCTGGTGCATCTAGATCTAAGTAATTACTTGTAAGTAAAGATTTAATAGTTGGGATATCATCACTGATTGGATCGACTGTTCCATCTGTTCCCCATCTAGCATCTGCGAAAACAATACCGTTTTCAGTACTTTGATCAGCCGTATCAATTGTTACCCATTGATCAACACCGTCAACTGCTTCGTATCTCTTAATAATTGGAAAGTTTTCTAAGTCACTTGTATCAATCCATAGATCACCGTAAACAAGTGCAGTTTCATCACTCTGTTCAGTTGGTTCGGAAGCACTTACAATAGGTCCATTAGGACTTGTAGTACTTAGATCGAAACCTCTGATATCGTTTGTAACATTTTGATATCCTTTCCAACCAGCACCATCATTGATCATAATATCAAATTCATCAATTGCTGAATAATACCAATATGTACCTTCTGCAGGATCTTGTCCTGGTGCAGTTGAACTAGCACTAAAACCTGTTTTGGTTGCAAGTACTTCCCAATTACTTAAAATTAAATCTGAATCGTTACCGTCTCTCACATTATCTAGAGAAGAACTAAATCCAGCGTCTGCTACTGGAGTTCCCGATGTATCTTTAAGTACAATTACACCACCTTGTGTATGTGTAATCTTGATAGCACCTGTTGTTGTTACTGCAGCAGTTATATTGTCAACACCTGCACCGTTAAAGTCACTTACAAAATCTTCTGCTGTAGTGCCACTTAGTACTACAGTAACGGCGTCACTAAGAACTGCATCGTTCTTTGCACTTGCTTGAATTGTGAATGTTTCTGTAGAAGTAAATGTTGGTGATGTGTCGTCGCCTGTAACAGTTGTTTCACCTGTTCCACTTCTTACTAAAACTTTTAATGTAGCTGTGTCG